AAGGTTTGCCTAGCTGCTGGAATAAGCCATGGCCTAGCCTGCAATGACTTGCCTGGGCGGCCCCACCATTTATGGTTAGGCGCACCTGACCCTCCGCCTTTCGGCTCGTGCGTATGAGCGAAGTTTTTACCTTTTGGACCTGTCTCGTATCGAGGGCCGACGATCTGGCTCGATACGATCCCTCCCATCTTTCTGCTGAACCGCTTTTTAATAATCCCGCCAGTGTCAGCAAGTGATTTGTTGTCGGCTCCACGTTTAGCCAAGACCGCTTGCGACCATGCTCCCGAGCCTTTGCCATTGCGGCCACCGCCTTTGACGCTAACCATGCGACCGCCACGCATAACGCCTCGCGTCTTTGTCTTGTAAGACATGCCGATTGTGTTTGAACCACCGCCATTTTTGACGTTCTGCTGCGCTTGCTTCCTAACGATTGTTGCGGCATAACCGACTGCTGTCGGGCATACCTTCATCAGAAGCTCATCTGACAACTTCGACAGGTCTGCACCTAAATCGGTTTCAAGGAAACTAGTCCTAGAGCCCGACTTGCCTTGAGATCCGGCACTAGACAAAAATCGCGAGACTTTTGAGTTTAACTGTGCCTTGTAACTCATTTAGTACTTCTCAGTTCAAGCCTTACCGTAAAGTTGTCGCCAGACACATCTCTAACGGCCATAATGCCGTAAGTCTTACCGTCAATGATGCAACGGGACTCAGATGTCACGCTTCCTGCATCGATCTGAGGCTTGTCACCGATAGCCACTTTCTCAGTAGTGCTTTTGGTCATCATTCCATCGATGATCTCACCACCACTCGTGTCAATGACCTCGCATGGCCAATCGGTTACCGTTGCTGTCCAAGTACCCGAGGAGTATGAAACTTGTCCGTACTCATCTAAGGTTGCTGGTGGGTTTTCTATGGTCGCTAAGTAGTTGCGGTGACCTACTCGCTTACGATTAAATCCAGTGACCTTTGGCATCAGGGATAACTACTCCTGATCAATTTCTTCACTAGGTTTTCGTAGCTTCGTCCATCGTTTGTGTTAACTAGATTTTCTTGAGCCGGATCGAAGTAGTAACGCCCGACCTCGAGCAATATTGCTTGCTTGAATATGCGGGGTAGCTGGCTCGCTGACGTAACTCCGCAAGTAAAGTTAACGAAAACTGTGTCACGCTTGCTTTGCGTTACGAGCGTTTCGGGCCACAAGTCGTCATCATCTAGACAGGTAACAGTGTTCCGTCCCAGATCTAGCTCGTACTTGTCCGTCGCTAGGGTCTGTGTAGCTCCATCACCATCGATATAAGTGATTGAACTCACAGCAGTAGCTTTACTCATATTTAACAGAATCGGACCTCCGTTTTCGGAAAAGCCGTACTGACTCTGTTGCCAAGAACACTGAACGAGACACCTCTCAATGTCTCGCTCTAATTGTTCTGTCGCACCCTCAATCAAAGTTGTCAAAAGATCGTCTTGGCTGCTTCCGCTTAGACGAAGATGAGCTTTTGCTTCTGCCAGACTTACTGCCAGAAACTGCGGGCTCGTCGTCCTTTTCAGCGTCCAATGCATCCTGCACGATCTCGATAGCGTTGAAGTCTAGGAGGGTTTTGATGACTCCTTCGTCGAGCGTAGAATCATCTATTACACGACCCGCTTCGAAACCGAGACGGGTCGTTTTAAATCGATACCTATTCATTAGGTAATCGTGATCTTGGAAATGACCTCTGGGCAACTGACTTTGATGTCAATTCGCTCAGTCGCGACCACACCCAATTGATCGTTTTCTGCATAGAGTTCGTTAAGAACTTTGAAGTTCAACGCACGGCGATCACCAAAGTAAGCACCAAGTCGCAGGTCTCCGAAGACTGCTACCAGTTCACCAGACGATGGTGCGGATGGCATTGCACTGACGAAGTTGACTGGGTAGCCAAGCAACAGTGGTCGCTGACCACCTTCTAGATCTTGGATTGCGTTCCCGCCTGCTGCGTTCAGCAAATTTCTTACGGTGCTGTTGAAAATAGGTTTTGACATATACCAGGCATTTTCAGCACCAATGATTGGGTTGCCGATACCGGAGGCACATGCGGTCAAGTCACTGAGTGCTAAAGCTGCAAGCGAAGCGACATTTGTGTCATCGATGTTTGCATCGCCAGCAATACCAGAAGCGTTTACACCACCCGAAACACCATTAAAGAGGTTTTTGTCCTCCTCTAGGGCCATTGAGTAGGCGATGCTGGATACAGCGACATCCAGGATGTCTACGATCGAGTCTTCAGTGACCTCAGTTGACATCTTGACCAATGCGGCAAGTTTCTGCGCAGTGAGCTGGATCTGGGAGAATTGAAGGTCGCTCGAGCTGATGCTTCCACTTTCGGCGGGATAATAAACGGTGGCATGCGATGTCACTTTTGGAACTGCCCAAGTGTCAGCAGACATGACTACACGCTGACATGCTTGACGAGCAACGCCCCGAGATTCCAATAAGTTAATTAAGGCATCGCTTAATGGATCGGGTACAAGATTTCCACCATCAGCAGGAGTGCCAATGTTTTGCGCTGCAACAAATTCTTTTGCTTTTCGGTTTCCACCGAGTGCTGCTAGCCACATACCTGACTTGAATGCATCTTCGGAACTTGCGAAGTGCTTAGACCGTTGATTTTTTACTCTTGCTGGAATCACTTCCTTGTTATCCTCTTTGGAGTCTTCGATTTGTGCAGGCTCCACAATCGAGCTTGCTTGTGGCACTGCTTTAGCCGCCTTAGCAGCATCCAGCTTGTCTTGAACTGCCTGGAGAGAATTCCTTTTCTCCTCAAGCGTTTTGAACTCAGCGTCGAGTTCGTTTACGAGATCGATCTGATTTTGATCGAGTTCACTCTCAGCTGAGAGATCCGACAAAGCCTGCAACTCGTCAGCAATACTTTCGAGTCGGGCATTAATTTCAGCAATCTTTTTCATGGCTTCCCTTCTATTTTTGATCCCCGACTCCTTCGGGAATTTAGTTGTTAATTCTACAGCGTCAGCTTTTAAGCTTGATTCGACGCATCGCGCACTTGGCTCGGAGTGCTGCGTGAAACGCAGGTGAGCAAAGTGCCTTGGCTTCGTACTCGTCGTCCTTAGCGTTGCGTTTAGGCTTGACCTGAACGATTTCATCGACGAATCCCATTGCCATCGCTTGCTCTGCATCCATCCAAGTCTCCGCCTCCATCATGGCCATCATCTCCTCTTCCGGCTTTCCGGTCTTTTCGGAATAGCTCGCGGCAATGTCCTTGTCAAGAAGATCCATAACCTCTGCCATGGAACGAAAATCCTTAGAGTTTCCGACCGCTGCCGTCCAGCAGCAATGAATCATAAATTTACCCGTGCTATTGATTTTCACGACTCCGCTAGCCGCGACAGCTATCACAGTTGCTATGGATGCTGCTAGCGCATCAATGTGGACGTTGACCTTGCCGTCATGATTAGCAATGGCGTTGTACATGCTTAGGCCATCGGTGACGCTTCCGCCTTCGCTATTGAGGTGGATCGTTACGTCTTGGCCAGCATGCTCTTTCAGAACATCGATAAAGTCATCTGCTGAAATGCCGTTCTCGTAATCACCGATGAATCCTCTCATCGTGATCTCTTGCTTTTCTGGGTTGCTCTCAAGCTTCATTGTTCATCTCCTTCAGTTGTTTACGAGTCTTTTTCATCAGCAGAGTCCATCTGCTTAACTAGTTTGTTGGCCCAAGAGCGTCCGGGGTTACCTCCCCATAAAGCCCAAGCAATTCTTCCGGCTGATGGATATCCATCCTCGCCCGGACTCCATCCTTCACCCTGCTTATCGACTTCATGTCTCGCGAAGTAGGACTTCATTCTCTTTGCTGTCTCTGGACTAATGTTTTTTCCGTTGCTCAAGTCCCTGGCTCGAGCTACGCCTACCTCAGTACCTCCGCGACCATGCTCGTCTCTCCACTCAAGTCCACGAGCCGCTTCTTTTTGCACAGCTTCCGGTGGACTGAAATCGATGTGATCATACTTGGCAGCAACGATATTTAAACTCGATGCAGCCTCGACCTGCTCTTCTTGATCAACCTCTTGATCCTGCTCTTCTTCCTCCGGCTGTGTTGCTTCAGAAATGTCTAATGCAATCTGATGTGGAAGCTTGTCGCCATCATCGACCGGCGAAAATCCATGCATCTGACGGATCTCATTAATCGTCAATACGCCGTGCTGCTGCATTTTCATGGTGTAATCAGCAAGCGAGTTCGGATCGCCTTTGAGTAGTGGCGTTGTGTCGAACTCAACCTCGAGAGGTCTGGCCGGGCTAATTAGCTTGGACATGACTTCTTCTTCCCATTTACACATCCAACGCTGCAAGCAGTTGTTTACATACGCTGTGTTGCGTTCAGAGATACTCCGATAGGTTTGTCCGGTATTGTCACCGAGTATCGACTCGAGGCCGAACAGCAGTGCAATCTCTTCACGCTGGAAAGCTCTCTGCTCGAGAAACTGAGCATCCGTGGCCGAGATAGGCAGTGTTGTCGCCTTCATGCCGTCACGGAGCAGTCCTGCTCTTCCGCTTGCTTCCACGCCAGCATGCTTCTTGTTGAAGTTATCGAGGAACTCTTGACTGTCCTTCGCGGACCTAAACATGCCAACGGGAGCCTCGAGCAGTAGGCTCGGTCTACCTGAGTTAGCTAGGGTAGTCGCTGCTGCTTCTTGACCTGCTTGAGCCAGGCCAAATACATCTTTAGCAATCTCAACAACGTGCATGCCCCATACGCCATTCATGGACGTATTCATGATGTGCAGTACATCTCGATCAGGGATCTTATAATACTCGCCCTGACGCAATTTTATTGGCAGCGTGTTTTGTGTCGTGCCTTCATGAGCAGTAACCAGATGCCACTTCTCGCCATCGACGAGCATCGTCTGACAGTTTTCCGGCAGGATAGGAATAAGCTCCACAGGCGTGCCGAGATTGTTTCTGGCAATGTATGCTCGACCGTTTCCGCTGATGAGAGCATGCACCATCATGATCTCGCGGAGGGTAAACGCGGTCATCGCTTGGTTAGGCGATACGTTGAGCAGTCGGTACGCAGGGTTTTGGTTTTTTAGCTCACGCTGCCCATCTAACTCTTCGTAGACGTTAAATGGAAGTTGGCTAATGTGGCCAGAGATTTTGTTGACTGCGTAAATAACCGCAGCAAGCCCCAGTGCAGACTTTGTGTTGACCTTAATCCCGGTCTTAGACTTTTCGCCATTAAAAAACTCAACCAGCCAGCTAGCCGGATTGCGTTGATTAGTGAAAGCCCAAAATGACTTCGCGTTTTTCATAGTTACCTCAAGTTATAAACACTTGCCCATCCCCGCGACCTGGAGCAACCATCGCTCTGCGGTACGCCATCAGAAGGGCTACGAGTGGATCGATCTTTGACGCTGACGATTTTTTGTCGAGCATCCATCTGTCTTGTCTATCGCGAACGGCTACAGCATTTGACAAACACCATCTAAGCAGTGGATTGCCATCATGTGTAAACCTTCCGTCAGCTATCGCTTGGCGGAAAGCGGAAATAGGTTCGTTGAAGTGAGCGGTGGTCTGTGCCATTGTCGCGATGACAACTCCCTGTTGGCTGACCTGCTCACCGAACTGCTGTGCTTGGTATGGGTCGATCGCGCAGTCTACGCAGTAGTTGTCCCAGTAATCGTTTACAAAGTCGGCTTGGAGGTCTGTAATTGGTGACTCGGTAACCTTGATTAGTCCTTGTGCCACCCAATCAACAAATGGCATCGCGGTTAGGTCTCTGCGTGTATTCTTGGCAATGTATGCATGTGTCTTTGCCTCATATCGATAGATCGGTGTATCGTCCGCGTTGTAATCACCAGTACGGAATCGACTTACGATCGCATAAGCAGCAAGATCATCACGCCCGCCAAGATCAATTCCAGCAGCAGCAACGTCAGCCTGTTTCCAATCGCTAAGCTCGCCACGACATGAATCAAAGTCCTCAAGCGAGAAAATACGTTCGGTCGATGAAACCAAGACATTCGCGTGATACCTCTTAAACCTGTTTAACGCTGTGGTGGAGGTCTTACACGGTTTGCTTTGGGCTCGGAGGAAGTCTTTGGTGATGGAAACTCCGAGGTTGGGATTTGCCTTGATCCAATTGTCTTCGTCTAGCGGGTCATCATCCTCATCCAGTTCATAAATGGTCGGAAGCAATGAGTTATCACTAACGGTTTGCTCCAATACGTTTTTGCAAAATTGGATTTGCTCCAGCCATATATGCGACTGGTCATCGCCTGCTGTCGTTGTGGTCATAGTCAGTGGTTGAACCCGAGAACCACTACCTGTCACCATTGTGTTATAAAACTTACGGTGAGGGTTCGAAAATGCGTGGGTCTCGTCCAAAGAGACCATCTGTGGTGACAGTCCATCGTAAGGTCGGTCTGACCCTACGCACTGAATATTACCTCCATTGTGTGTAAATGTAATTACTTTGTTTGCTACAGTGGACGATGTCTTGAGCAATTTGCTTTGATGCCTCATACGAAGACATTCAGCAAAGATCACTTTCTCGGCTTGTTCTTTTTTTGTTGCTGCAAGAATGATTTGACTTCTTGACTCAGGCTCATTGCTAACAGGATTAAAGTCGATGGCCGCCATATACATCGCGATGCCAGCAGCCAACGTTGACTTACCGTTCTTCCTAGCAACGGTAAAAAACGCTTGTCTGAATCGTCGTCCTCTCCCATCGTCACGCTGCCATCCAAATAGCGATGCCAAGAAGAAAGCCTGCCAATCCTCCACCTCGAACTTTTGACCAGCATGTTCACCGATTGAATGCCTAAGTGCAGCCGGAAAGAACTTGCAGATTCCTTCGGCTATCTGCTCGTCAAAGTAGTACGGAAAATCATCGCTGCTTTGACACGTTAGGTCACGGACATGCCTTTCGACGGCAAGTCTCATGTACTTACCCACGACGATGTCGTGGTTCTGGACGCGCTGGATATATCGATCCCACGGTTGCATGATCACTCTTTCTTAAGAGATTTGATCAAGCTCAGCATATCATGTTCGTCATCTTTTTTGTCGTCCGCTACACCTGCAACGGATAATCTGGCTCGGGAGCTTGGTGATAGACCGAGTTCAGGCAAAAGCTTCGTATGCTGGGTAGCTAGCTTGAAGTAGGCAGTGCTTTGAGGTGATGTTTTGCCTGTGTCGTCTTCATGCCCATGCTTTTGGATGTGTTCTGCGCACTTTACCCATTCTGCGTAAGTTAAAACGTAATGTGTGAGCAAATGGGTATCTGTCTTGCTGAGAATGCCTGATTCTCGTAAAACCTCGCAGGTTTCATCCCAGACTTCGCGTGCAACCGTATCATTCTCGATAACCTTGGGCATTCGTGGAGCTTCCTTGACCGCCTTTACAGTTGTTGTTGGGCGACGCTGCGGATCTTTGACGAATGCACCGGAAGCCTCTTGAACTTCAACGGCTCTTGGTTTTCTGCCTCTCATGCGTAAATTTTAAAGCGTCACAACCACAGGAGATAACAATGCCTTTTACAATCCCCCAAGAGATCCTAGACCTAAACCCTCGATGCGTTCCGATCCGCAAAGGGCTCAAATCGCCAGCCATCAAAAACTGGCCCGCTGCTGAGACCAGAGCCAAAGATATGCCGACGGATGATGAGCAGTTCGATAAGTATGGCATTGTGATCGACGAGGACATGCTAGTTGTCGATGTAGACGTACATGAAGCTGATAAAAACGGATGGGCGAGTCTCGACCGCATCGAACGAGATCACGGCATCGATCTTGAGTCAGCCGCATCGATTGTTGTCGAAAGCCCGTCCGGTGGGGCTCATTTGTACTTCGCGAATCCTGACCTGGAGAAGTTCCCGAAGTCAGTCCGAGAGTTTCCCGGCTTGGATTTTCTTGGCAAGGGATGTCAGGTTATCGGGCCAGGCAGTCATCACTCCACCTTTAGTGGAACATACAAGATCAGCAGAGGCAGAGACCTTATCTGTGATGTACCGATGGGATTGGCCGAGGTTCTTAACTTCCAATTTGAGTATGTCTCACAAACATCGCATGTTCCTGAAGAATCTCCGCTTGACTCCTTCAACACTTCGACGAGCAGTCTATCGATTATCAAAAACGAACTGGAGGCTCATGGTTATACCGTGATAACAAAGGGCAATGACCTTTACGAGTTTGTCAGGCCTGGAAAGCGCACATCAACTTACAACATATCCGGCACAATCGGTTTAAAGTCTAAGAATGGACGACTGCTGCTTAAAAACTTTTCGACCAACGACCCGTTCGGTTTTCCAAGCGGTGATGGTGAATCGATTACATTAGCTGAAGCATTCCGCGTGCTGAGAGGCTACAGCTTTGATCAATTGCCTAGCGAACTGCGTGCAATAGGATATGGGGCTGGAAGCAGCATAAGCAGTGATGAGATAGCAAACATACAGGCTCAGATCAGAGAAGCACGCACCAAAGGTGATGATCTCGAGCAAAGCTATCCGACACTCACCCTAGACGAACTAAAGTCAAAGTCACCTGATCGCAGACCGTATGTTATTGAGGGTTTGCTAAGACGCGGGGAGACTATGAACCTAATCGCAGCACCCAAGACGGGTAAATCTTGGTTTGTTTACAACCTTGCCGCCAAACTCGCCACAGGCGGTGATTTTCTCGGATGGACTAGCCCTATGAATCTCAAGTGCATGATCGTAGACAACGAACTGCACCCAGAGGAACTAGCATTTAGGGTGGGAAGCGTGCAAGACGCAATGGAGGTGAGCTTCGGTGATAGCCTGCACTTTTCCTGTCTTCGCGGGGCTGCTGTGGACATGAACGGAATCGAGGAAAAGCTTGTAGCCGCAGGTGCGTCACGATTCGATGTGATCATTCTCGATGCTTTGTACCGATTTATACCCGCAGGCACATCTGAGAATGACAATGCTCAGATGATGCTCATTTATAATACGATCGACCGCATTGCTCGGACCTTTGACTGCTCAGTGATCTGCGTGCATCACAGCAGCAAGGGAAACCAAAACGAGAAACAAGTTAGCGACGTCGGAGCAGGGGCTGGTGCAATTTCTCGAGCCGCTGACACTCAGGTTGTTTTATTTCCGCACGAACAACAAGGATTAGTTTGTGTCGAAGCTATCACGCGATCGAGCAAGACACCTGCCGCACGCTCAGCGAAGCTCGATAATTTTCTCTGGTCCCTCTGTGAAGAAGATGCAGTACGCAAGACAGATAGCGAACCGAAGCCGGACAAGAAAAAGATCGCGACAATGCAAAATCAAATGCGTCGAGTCGCGAGAGCGGAGAAGGTTAAGACCTATCTAGAGGAGCATCCGGTGATTAGACCGCAGGACGCGCAAGAGGTACTAGGCGAGAGCAAGTCAGTGCTAAGGACGCTGCTTAGAGATCACCTTGAGCCAGCGGGAGTCGTAGTGTTTAAGAACTTCTACTACGAGCGTGCGAAAGAATGGGAAGAGAGGATGGACGACTTCCTTGTCGATCCATCGACCCCCGCCGAGAGCCAGCCTTAAAATGCTGTATACTAGACTATCATCCCTCTTAGCTTTTTGCCTAGCCGCTTTAAAAGCTTAGCAAAGCAAAGGTGATAGTCTACAGCGTGAGAAACCAATTTAAGGAAAAAAATCTGACATGCGGGAAGATTTTTTTGAGGATCAAAGTTATGACCCAGATGG